ATGACATTACTCGTGACCGGCGGAATCATTATCTGAGACAAATTAAGAACTTCATTCTCAAAGGTCATCGTGGCAAGCAGTTCTGACTAAGAATGACCTAAAGCTATTTGCGGAAGCATCTTTGAATAGCCCATCTATGCGTGCTCTTTGTATAACTTAGCAAGCTCTTTATGGTTAAATTGCGTAGTCTCTAGAATCTATACTCTAAAAGAATAATGATTCTTTTTATCAAACTTTGTAATAATTCTATTCAAGAGTCCTTTAAATAACTACGGGATATCTCTTATAGAAGCTTCATCAACTAGAATAGAATTAGTTGTAGCTAAGTTACCATCAGCATTAAATAAGTTGCGAGAAATGCCCGCATTATTATAAACTGTTCGCTCTACTTTTTCAAGATCGTCTGTTGAGGTAGAAGAATTTGCATCTTTTGTATCAATTTTCTCAATATCTGCAAAAGTAGTCAATACATCTACTCCAACTGCTCGCTTAAGCATTGTGACTGCGTTATTGTGGATATCTCTAGCTTCGTCAACGTCAAAAACTAAATCTCCATTTTTATCTAATGGGAGCTTCTATACAATAATTTTAAGTAACTGTTGCATGGTCTTTTGGCGGTCTAGTTCTTGAGCCTGGTCTAAGTCAATAATAGAAGGAATAACCCCAACAAGAGGAGGAAACTCGCTATCATTTAAGCTTAACTTAAAAGAGGTCTTAACGTCAAGCGGATACCAGCAAGTTTTATCTCCTGGATAATCACCCCTTAATTTTCCCTCTTTATAAGTCACATAAGCTTGCTAAACATCTTTAGGGAAAGTTTTCAGGATATAAATCTTTTGCTATGGTTGCGGGAAGTACACATCGAAGAATTGTAAATTAAGCTCTACAACAGGATCAACTCCGCTATAATAGCGGCTGCGGCAGTAGTTAGCCGGCAGTTTCTAAACTCCAAATTTGTCGCCAAAATCCACAATAATACCATACGAAGCCCCTTCCTTGACGATGTCTAAAGCAAGGTTCCCGCAAATCCTCTTTACATCAGAATTATCAAGATAGAGCAATACCTTGGAAAAGTCATTTAATAACTTCTTCTCTTTTGTTGCATCAATCGTATACGGCGTGACATACCAATCATACCTATAGAGATATGCGAGGTATCGACAAAGCTCATAGTAAATGCCATTGCTTTCATAAAAATAGTTAGATATTTCTCTAAGAGTCTTATAGTCATGCTTATAAATAGCTCGAAGAACAAAACCTTTGTCCCCATAGCTTGAGTTTATTTTTTTATAACTGCCAAGATTCACAGAAATATCATCTACAGTCCGCAGTCCAACTCGCATTTTTGCATAATCAGCATTTCCAATATCGAATCCCTTAGCTCTAATATCCTCCTATCGGTGTTTTAACAAAGAATATCACCTCCTTGTTTAGTAACCAGCCTTACTCATTATGTAATCATAATTCATGATATTTTCATCTAAATAGGGTATTTCAACAAGCGTAATACCTTTCAGCGCGCAAAATCTACGCTTTTGATTATCGTTATACTTTTGCTGGTATAATCCTCTATTTCCCCCAAATTTACTTACAGCTTGATAATGCTGCTTACCTTGATACTCAATTAAAAAATCAAGATTTCCATCGTCATCAAATACAGCAAAATCAAAGCTATCGAAGAGGGCGACCACTAGGCGCTTTTAATCCAGGGAATTCATATTCCTCTTTAAAGTTTATGCCATTACTTTCCAGGATTTCATGAATTTTAATCTCGCCACGAGAAGCTCTCATTTGTAACCACCCCCTTCTTTATTATATCTTAAAAAAGTCTAGGTTTAATTATCTAGTTTTGTCATCCGAGGAACATAAAATCTGAGAAGTTATGCTTGCGGCGCTTGCGCTTATTGTCTTCATTTTCTCGGATATAGTAGATTGCATAAAGCAAAGAAGAAAATTTATCATGCCCAATATTCCTATTAGCAGGTTTTAATTTGATATTAATCCCCTCATTCTCCTCGCGGAGGTTGAGCATTTCTTCTTTGAGTATGTCTGTTAGCTGATAGGGAATAAGATACTCTGCTCTCTATTCAGGGGTCATAGATTGCCCCATTTTCTTACCCATTAGTTTTGCTTTTGCTACCCGCTCAGATATCAAAAACTTAATTTTCCCAGACTCAATCTAACTTTGAAGCGTTGAATAAGCAGTAGAATCAATGGGAGCATTAGCTTTAATGACATAAATAGCGTCATCTTCTGTATCATTTGTACGAAATCGCTTATACTCCTAATCTGCATCTGTATAAGTTCCGCCTATCACCCCAAATGGAGGATAAACATCTCCTTCTTCTGTTATTTGACGTTTAACCATATAGTCCATAAGACCAATCCCTACAATACCTTCCACATAGCTCGCTATTTCTATGTGCGTTCTTTTATGAACTGCTTATAGTTTCCCATAAGTTGAGACTATCTCTTTCTCTCAATGAGAGATCTTCCATTTCGACCACCAATCGCTTGCGGCCTACGTCTTTCGACTAGTCGTTGAACCTTTTCTTTCATCAATAGAAAAGAACTTGGCTGCGGATTAGCTTGCTTATTAAAGTTTAGCTTTCCCGCAATTAAAAAGATTTGCATCATGCAGTCGCCTACATGAGGGGCTATTTTATTAACCCGTTTCCATCTATGACTAAACGTCTTGCCTTATAACGATAATATAACTTTTTAAGCTTGATAGCTTGTTCTTCAAAATGTAGTTCATTTTCCGCAAAAACATAAAGATTAACTAAAGTCTTTATAGAACTACCATCTAATTGCGGAGTTACCTTGATTATTGTTGCCACTGACTAACAATCTTTACGTCCTACGTCTACACCTATTACATAATAAGCTTGGCTTGAAGACCGACCTGAATATTCATATTCGGGTTGATTAAGTATTCTGTTCCGGTCAAATTTCTCGCCATTAAAGAATGCTCCATCTACCGTTCCAGTCCACTTGCTTGACATTTATCTTTAAAACTATTCGCAACATAGTTTCCCTTTCGGCTCCACATTTCTGTAGAGATGAGACTATATCATACATTATTATTCTACGTATTTCTTAATAATAATGTTTTTGTGCTTCGATTTAAGGGAATTTCACCCACCCCATTAGCTTGGGCCCTACTCCTATTGAACTTACGTCCCAAAGGGATAGTCGTTGAACCTTCTTGTTATTTTAACAAGCTTGGCTGCCGATTGTCCAATCCTAAATAATTTTACCATCCATGTGCTATTACGCACACTGCTACGCCAAAAAGCTGCGGTTATTTAGGCTCTAAGGAGTTTCCGGCAATTCACAAAATTTATAGAGTACACAAGTTTTATACTCTCTTTCAAAGCCAGCTTCATTAAACGTAGGATCTCGCTTTAAGTCATTTAAAAAATTCTTTCCCAGCATCCCCATCAAGACTGGAACTCTATAAGTTCCGCCCATAATAAAGGCTTTACCAGGTTCTGTAACCATCTACACTAGTGTTTGAATCAACTTCTAGTAGCTAAAAGTATTCTTATAGCCAGCCGTTGTAATGTAAAGCTAAGACTGGTTTAATACCTCGTCTTCCTAGACTGTCCCATCTAAACACTAGCGTGAAACATTCATCATCAAGAGAAAAGAAACTCTTGGACTATCTCATCAACTACTGCCGAAAATAGTTGCTGCGCGCTTCGGACAGCGACAAACTCTGCTCTACTGGGTTACACTCATCACCCTTAGTCTCTACACCTTCCTTTTTTAAGGCTTGGCACGGGATTCTCTATATTCCCCGTTAGCTTGAATCGCTAGATTCAAACACCCTTTTGTCACAGGTTCACGCAGTTATTCACTTGTAACTCACGCTACAAGGCCCCAATGTTGTTCAGGGATTAAAACTTCTTGCAAGATCTATTGGTCTACGCCAACGCATTCCTCTATGAGCCCAGCATGTTTACGCCGTCCTCTCGAGCTTTCACGCGCCGCTATATTCTCAAAATCCGACCCATTCTTAAATACATATCGACAATGGTCTTTGCCTTCTGCGGTTCCTGACCCTCGTGTCCAATTGATCTCTCTTTTAAATGCGGGAATCTTTTCACAAATATCCTTAACCTTCTCTTGCAGTATCTATGCAGCTTGCTCCTTGCCTCCAGCCGTCGAGAATACGTGCGCTCCTGGATAGAGTATACAACGTATCACCTAGACTAATACGGAAAGGAAACTTTTTGAGTATGCCATTTGCTTTCTATTTAGTTCGCTACGCTAAATACGTTCTCTTATGAACTGCTGTATGTCACCATACAGATAAGACTATATCTTCACCCTCGGCTTTACGTTAGGGGCCTACTTTTTCGGATACCAATCGCTTATATCCTACTCCCTCTCAGGATAGTCGTTGAACCTTTTCTTCCATCAATAGAGAAAGAACTTGGCTGCTGATTGTCTTGGTCAAGATGTCCCAGCAATTAAATAGGTCCTTCATTAATGTTTCCATCAATGCACGCTATACTCTAACGTGGATACACGGCATATACATACTTATATCTAGCTGCCACGCGCAGGAAAACACGCTAATAAAAGAAGAGATGGAAGGTTAATTCCTTTTCTGGGTCTCCGCCTGTCTACATAAAATCTACAAATAAATCTGGATACTCTCGCCAGAAAGCAATATATTGCCTCATTATAGGTTTAACTGCTTCTAGCCTTTCTTTTGAGATTCCTACTTTTCTGGTAGCAATAGAAGAGGAATCTATTAATGATTCTAAGCTCATGATTCATCCTCCTCTTTTTCTTGGTCTACAAATTCATTAAACTCAACAAAGTCCGCATCTTTTATTGGTGAAGAGCTATAGTTAAATAGCCTCTCTTCTGCGGCATTATTAACATCTTCCTCGGAAATTTTAGCGGCGTCCGCAATAGCTTCTTTTTCTTGCTCTATTGCTTTAAGACTATTTTCAATAAGATTATTAAGACCAACTTCTTCGGTTACTAAATCATGAGTATAATTTTGCATATCTTGAATAACTCTATCTACTTTATCTTGTGGTTTATCTACATAATATCTTGGAATAAAACCATCTCGTTCGCACAAGGCTACTATTTCTCCAATGGAATCTATATAATCACCTTGTTCTTCCTTGATCTAAGCAGCAGTGCATATTACTCCATTGTTTCCAATGGCATTGACTATCTTTTACTTTCACACTAAGCGAAAGGAAACCATTTCAGTTTTCAGAGGCTTCGTTTCCTAAAACCTCACTACGTACCAATAGTAGCCTTACTTCCCTGCCCAGAAGGCCTAGGGAATAGTCGATACAGATTCAAATTAAATATATTTAACTATATAGCCGTGATAAGGTTTGCCTTGAAGAATATATTTTTTTAGAGTATCGGTACTTCCATTCGGGCTTAATCCAACGAAAACTTTAAAATCACGTTGTGTTTCAAATTCCCGAATAAAATTTCCATTCAAATCATAAATAGCTACTCCTTTTGCAGTAGGAGCTTTTCCCCCTTGCTTAGCTTCGCTCATTTTCTTTTTAGATTCTTCATTATGGTGTCGTCCCCACCAAGGATGCTCCTCTTTGCAAAAATGTTTGCCATAAAAATAATTCTTTTCTCCCTTAGCAGCTTCCGAAAGCTTTCTTTTTCGCTCTGCTTGAGCTTCCTCGCTCATACCAGCACAAGGATTACTGTTGAATCCACCTTCGGCTATATTATAAAAATTCTCGTTAGCAACAGCATCATAAGCTTGAATCCATTTTCTTTCAGCAATGTTCATGCTTTCATAATCTTGGCATATCTCAAGTATCTCTTTCTTAAAATTCTCTTTACCATATTTGGAAACAGCTTTCTTAAGCAAGCTTCCACTTCCAATATAGCTATCATCAATTTCTCCATGATGCTGGCCTATATATTGCTTGCCATCAATGAGGTTAGTAGTTAAATAAATGTAATACTGCTTCATACTACACAAACTCCTTTAAATATATTTAATAAGTTTTCCACGGGATTACCATGCCACTAAACGTGGTTTAGGCTTCCCCGTTAGCTCGTTTTAAGAAACGAACCCCAGTGGTAACTGGTAAAGTTTTTCACGGTCCACTATTTCGAACCTGCCGCTTTTCATCAACGTATCATACGCTTTAGACATTTTTTGGAAGCTATCAATATCCCCAGCATCGAGCAACTAATTTGCTTTAAGACTTGTTTTACAAATCATAATAAGTGTGTCTTTATGCCCAGCAGTCTATATATCATAAGACTGCATAAAATCTCGATACAGTTGTTCTAACTTTACCCACTCTTCTGGGCGATAGCCTCTCCCCCATTTAAGCCTAAGCATGAGTCTATCTTCTTCAGTTAACTGTTCTGAAAACTCATCTTCTACCCATTCTGGGTCTTCATATTCGGGAACTTCTGCCGCCTCTACTTCAATTATAGGTTTTTGCGGCGTTCGGTCTATAGAGAGCCTTTCCTAGACTTCTTCATCTCTCAATCCACTAGCTTTCATTGCTTCAATGGTTCTTTGTCGAGACTCTTCCTCGATTTTTTCCGAATCGGCCCATGTATATCTATTCCATTGCCGCAGTTTCATCTTAGAAAGATATCTGCCTAAAATAGTTACTCCACTAACCTTTGTAGGGTCTTTTCCATATTTTTCCAGAAGGGAATCCCATTCCTCTTTGATATAGGGGACATCAACCTCTTCCAAAATCCACTTATAGGTTTCTGGATCCCAGTTATCTACGTGCATAGTTATACATTTCTTGCAAGTAGTCATTACGCCATCAGGAGGATATCTATCTAACCTTTTAGATTTATAGAACTAATTTTCCTCCATGGTTTTACCGCATTTCTAACAATAATGCTATGCCATTACGCACCTCTTTTCTTATTTCGGCAATGCTTACATATACTATACAAGCCATCCTTGCTCATACCATTTCTAGAAAAGAATTGCGCATGGGCGGGTTTTAATTCTCCGCACTTGGTACATCGTTTCATTGGATAGTTATTAGTCTTATATTCCCATGTTAAGAAGTCCTCAGTAGCGGTTTCCGCAATTATCTTAGGAATTTTATTCCGCCATAAGGCCGACAAGTATTCTACAGTATAAGTGGTACCAAATTCATCTTTCAAAAGGTCTCGAATCTCACTATTTTGCTTTTTATCTATTTTTAGCTCTACTATACGTTGATAAATAGGATATTCCTTTAGCGCTTTATCACAAGTTTCCTCAAACGCCTAAAGCAAGTACCACATATCTCCGCTGAATTGATCATAGCTGTCTTCTTTAAGTTTAGAATAGTTACATAAGATTGCTGATACGACTCTAGAATCCATAAGAGAAATACCACTTACCATGACCTTAGGCCCTTCGGCAGTCTTTTCTAAATGAGAAGTATCATCAAGAGGTAAAAGATTCTATCCCCCTCTCGTTATTTTACACAAAGATATCGGTCGTTGATAAGCTTGCTTTATAAGATATTGGTCTTTTCGCATTTCGATTAAAGCTTTCTTTATAGTATAAGCCTACCTTGTTCCATTCGCACGTTTTAAAGCTTTTTCCCAGTCATTAATTGCTTCCCGCAATTGCCGCAAAGAAGGTATTGTGTCTAAATCATGCTAGGTAATGGAAATCTTTGGCTAAAGTAACGCATTTTTATTTTCTACTATTAGGCTATAAATGCCATCTTCGCCATTTTCCATCTACGCTGCAAGCCCTTCAAAGGAATACTCTCTCTTATTAACTGTAGCCAATCTATTTTCGGTTAAAATCTTCTTTTCTTTCTTCTCTTGTTTTTCCATACAAAGAATTAAATAATCTGCTAATGTCTCTAAATAAGCTGGAGTAATATCAGGGGTTTCCGCAATTATTTTTTCGACTAAGGCTTTACGTTCTTCTGGAGACTCGATAGTATAATCTAATTTGGTCACTTCTTCATCTCCTTTACTCTATATATAATAACAAAAAAAACTTAGATTGTCAATATCATTCCCTTCTATTTATATTTGATAAAAAACTCTATAAATAAATAATTAAATTTGACCAATAAAAAATAAAATGCTATAATATTTTTATCAAGAGAGAAAAGAGGGCAAAAGAATGTCTTTTTTTAGTAAGTCTCCTTGCCTTTTACCTGAAGGAGCTAAATATTTTTTTAATATACTCGTGATAAACATTGGAATAAATTATGATAATTTAAGCGAGTTTTTTAATAATGGAAGTTGTAGTGCATGGTATTTAGACGCAATTAATAATCCTCGGCCATATGTAATTCATTTTTTCGCAAGTTCAACGCCTTACGATTGGGAATTAATAGGATACCCTCATTGTGTTATAGAAATAACCCCAGAGCAGAAAATTTCTTTTTATGAGATGCTAGATTTTGGGACTAGCGATCCATGGAGGATAGATTAATGGAACTTTTAAATATTAAAGAATATGTAAAACAAGAGAAAGAGAAACTGCGGGCGGCCGCTCCAAAGCGCATTAAACTGGGAATCATTGATGCCACAGAGCAAGGTGATTCCGCAAATCATTTATACATAAAAAATAAATGCAAAGATTTCGCCGAGATAGGTTGGGATTGCGAGATTTATCCAGTTACTGAAAATTCAGTGAAGCCAGCGATTAATCGAGCTATTGTTGGAGACTGCACTTCTATTATAGTCCAGTTGCCCACGAGAAAAGGAATAGATTTCCGGCCAGATATGATTCCTTCTTCTCTTGATTGTGATGGTGTGACAATGGGGTCTTTAGTAATTCCAGCTACTCCGAAGGGAATTGTTGATTATTTGAGGGCTTGCGGATTTCCATTTTCTGGAAAAACGGCAGTTGTTCTAGGTAGAAGCGATATTGTAGGGAAGCCTTTAGCGCAGCAACTGGCTGATCTTGATATGACAGTATCTTTATGCCATTCAAAGACAAGGTTAGAAGATAGAGTTTACTTGCTGAAAAATGCGGATTTAGTAATTTGCGCTATTGGCAAGGCTAAAAACGTGAAGCGAAGCGAATGCCCGCAAGCAGTTGTAGTAGATGTAGGAATTAATAGGGATGAGAACGGCAAGCTTTGTGGCGATTTTGAAGAGGATGGAGGTCTTTCTACTCCTGTTCCAGGAGGGGTTGGTTTGCTAACTCGCTTAGCGTTAATGAAAAATTGCTATGTTTTGGGGAAAACATTAGAATAAGGAGAATGGAGCTAATGTACGAAGAGTTGTAGAGACTGTTGAAAGAAAAGATTGGTATGGAGGTTGGCACTGAGGTAACTTACTTTGGAAGAGTTCCTTACGTGGAGGTTTTAGGAAATCGAAATAAGATATATGATTTTTTAAGCAAGATGACTGAGGTTCAAAAGAGTCTTATTGTCTTGCCCAAAGAGATTTATTTTATAGAGGATAAATGGCTAAAAGTTGAGAATTTGGGAGATATGATTTGGAAAGTTAAGCAATTTTAAGAAACAGCAGAGCGCCGTAATTGAGAATTGAATGGCGATTTAGTATTTGTTTGGACGTGGCAAAGCATAATTCATAATTTCATAGAAAATTTTCCCATAATACCACCCGGGGTAGTCTGTTGTTTCTTTTAGCTTCATTGTTTTAGTCAAGAGTCTGCCCCCATCGCAATTCTTTTCTTCTTTTGTTGCCTTGTCGGTTCGCGAGCGGTCGGAGCGAACCGAGTTTATCAATATGTTAAACCACACAAATTTTTTGCTAGAATTTTGTGCAATTTGATGAATAGGCAAAAATTCCCAGAAGATTCAGCATCTTGCATAAAACAAAGTATTATTTTTTATATAAAACAACTAAAAATTCAGCGTTTTATCCAAAAAATATAAAAAATTTTTGGTATCTTATACAAACTTTTTATCTTGCAATGCAAAAATTTATCCTTGACTTTGCACTTCTTTTAGTATATACTATAAACGTGAACAAAAGATAAGAGAGGGAATGAGCAACCATGAAATATTCTACCCTGGAAAAAATCCCCGTCGAAGTTAAGGAAATGATTATTTCTTTATGGGAAGATACTTATGTTAAACAAATCACTAAACGTGGGTCTACTCACTGGAGAATCATTGGAATACTTGACACCCTATGCCTTACTGGGGGGTTAACAACAAGAGACTATCAAGACCTAATAAACTACTATGGCAAATGGTTCAGCCTTTAATCAAGAGCCAAAAGAAAAGAAAGTTTGCGGGAATGGAGCTCTAAAGCGCGTGTTATCTTCTTTTGAAAAGCATCACATCTCCATTCCCGCAAACTCTTATTTTTAGGTACCTCATTTGACAAGTGGAGAGAAGAAGCCTCTTCTCGTTGGGTAGACTAATCTACCATGGAAAATTGTCTTATGTCTTTCGCCGTTAGCTTTCGCTAACTACCCTGACTTTAGCACATTAAAGGGTTAAAGAATTTATCCATTAAAAACCGTCCGTCAAATTGTATAAAATAATTTCCTAAAACTTGTGCAAATTGCTTATTGACAACTACAATAAGTTATGGTATAGTATATTTAGAAAACAAGGAAAGAAGCGATATAAAATGAGAAAAGAATATATTCAGCTTAAAAACTCTAATGATGAATATGTGGGCTGGTCTACTAAGCCAACAAAAAAAGCGCTCAATGAAATGCTCAAACAGATTGGAATGACAGCCGAGCAAGTAACCGTTTATTATTATTTCAACCAGCGCAAGAGCCAGGGAGTAGTTGTAGGAGATTGCACACGAATGAACGGGGTAGAATTTTTAGAAAAGTTTTAGTTACCCTAATTTTTTATTTTAACTTATTAAAATAATATTTGATTTTAATCCTAAAATCTGTACAACTTACCCATTGACAATCTTCTCCCATTGTAGTATACTATAATTGTTCCAAGGGGAACAGTAAGAATAGAAAGGAAGTAAAAGAAATGACCATATCAGAGCTGAGAAATCTAAATGATAATGAGCTCCTGAGCCTATTAGGAGACGCCCAACACGAATGGAACCGGCGCCTTGAAAAGCAGGAAGCTGCTTTTAAAGACATGGTAGAGGCCATTAAAAAGTATACCAACAAGTATGATTCTTTTACCTGCGTCGACTCTGAAACCGGTGAGGTCATTCTTATCATCGACCGGAGTGTTAAAATGTACGTTACCGGGGTTTTGGAAGTGGAGGTTGACGAGAACTAACATACGAAGGGGCTGGAAAATTCCAGCCCCTTTTTTGCAAAATGACCACTCGGCGGCCTGTACGCGAGCGTACTAGGCCGAATTTTTTCAAAAATAGCAAGTTGCACAAATTTTAGACTCGATTTTTGGTAATTCTAATAAGGGCTTTTTTGCCTGAAACCTATTGACAATCTTGCCTCATTGTAGTATACTATAATCAGAAAGAGGGGAAACCTCTAAAACTAAAAAGAAAGCTGGTAGTTAAAATGAAAAAGGCTCGTTATCAAGTTATGAATATTCTTTGCTCTCATATTTTGTATCAGTCCGATCTCCGTGCGGCCGCAGAAAATATGTGCATGAGATGGAAAATCCAGCTTCCGGCCAACGCCGCTGATATAGGCGTTCTGGATAGCGAAACCGGCGAAATCATATTTGGGATTTAAGGGGGGTGAACAAATGACTTTTCAAGAGTTTTAACCGGAATTTTAACAATTTAGCAGTTTGTACAAAATATAGAGTATAACTTAGTTCATTTTGACGAATGATTTTATCCTAAAATTGCTTGACAGTACCCCTCCAAATGTGCTATACTATACTCAACAAGAGGGAAAGGAAAGAAGGTAATTCAATGGAATGGATTTTTGTAACAAGATATGATAAAATGGGTCAAGGTTATGATGAATATATCGACGAAACTGGACGCTTCATAAAACTGGTTTATTTTGATGGTTACGAAGAGATTTTTGAAAAACAAACTTGAAAACAAAAGAAAGGGAGAATCAGAAAATGACTTACGAAGAGCTGATTGCATGGGGCCATGCAAACTATAATAAGGGGGGTGATGTTTTCGTCGAGTGTTGGGAGAAGAGTGATTTCGATGAATATTGCAGAGAGGTTGGGCCCATGACTGAAGAGGCCGCTAAGCAATTAGCAGATTGGTATGCTAGTATAGACTGGTAAGAAAGGAGTATAGTATAGAATGGACGAAATTCTTAAAAAGGTTCCTAAAATTATCCAAATGTGTATTATGGAATAACGTTTATGTTAGTGAAGTCCTTAGTCGGGACATTGCATTTTCTCGAGTGCAAGGCATGATGGATACGCTATATATGACAGGTCAACTTACGGTCGGAGATTATTCTCTTTTAATGGAATATTATGGCAAGCTATTTAAGGAAAGGAGGTAATCTTCTTGACAAAATCTATAAATCATGCTATAATAAATACAGAAATTTAAGAAAGAGGGTTTTTAGAATGTGGGAATATGAGATTAAGGATAAAATTACCGGCGAACTGTGCATTATTTTTGGAAGTTCTTATGATGACGCTCTCAAAAGAGCCGGCCTAAACAAAAAGGATTACGATCTTTATGGATATGAATTTGTAGATTGATTAGGGGAATAATTATTATGGATGTTAATTTTGACTATAATAACCTTTCTCATGAAGAAATTTCCTTTGACGCTAACCAATTAAGATATATCTTTATGAACTACGAGTAAACAAGAGGAGAAAATATCATGCAAAAGCTCGTTACTCTCCATAAATATCTCAACATGGATAGTTTTAATACATACTACACTCTCTATTCAACTGTATATAACTTTTATTGCCAAATTGAATGGCCTAAAGAGGTAACAGGACCTGCGGAAGTCTTGATTCAATGCCGCCGAGAGGACGCCGCCGCAATTAACAATCTTCTTCAGCCGCTTTGTTTAAGGGGGCCTTAATAGGCTCCCTTTGCCTTTTGTTAAAAATTTTTATATAATATAAATAGAAAAATAAGGAAAGGAGTTTTTCTAATGACCGTGGAAGTTCTTAAAGCTCTACTGACCATTCTTGAGACTTGCAACGAACAAAACTCTTGCAAGGGTTGCCCGATGGCTCAGTATTGCGGGAAAATGCCCTGTGAGTGGTAATTTCTCTTCGGTAAAAGCCGACGACCCCGAGATGGAGTCGTTCTTCCACGTATCACGGTCACTAGAATTTTTTATCGAAAATGGCAGAAACTACTTTCTCGCGGAAATTAGACTCCGTAGGTCGAATAATGATACCCGTTAAACTTCGAGAACAAATGGAGTTAGTTCCAGGGCGGGAATACGTTTTTTCTACCTTGGAAAAAGATGGGCATAGATTTATTTGTATTGACTGCGGACTAATTCAGGACGAGCTATCTAAAGCTATTCAAATTGTACAAGAAAATGGGATGCAAGTTATAAACGGCTGGTGAACGATGGTCACCAGCCGTATTTTGTCAATATGGCAAGTTGCACAAATTTTAGACTTAAAGTTTGTGCAACTTTACAAAATTTTAGAATCCTAAAATTCTTTTAACAAAATGCACAAAAATATTTACAATTTTTGTGCATTTTGACTATTGACCTCTCTCCCCCAAAGTGCTATACTATAATTGTTCCAAGAGAGAGAGACCAAAAGCAAAAAAATCTGGAACGCCTCTTAAACGTGATATAATAAGTTTAACAAAAGAGGAAAAAAGTAAAAGCCCTAACCTTAAAAAAGAAATTCAAAAAACCTCTTGACAAGCAATCCCATGCGTGCTATAATAAGAGAGTAGAAAGGAAGTAGATGAAATATGTTTAAGGTAAAATGGACGGGTAAACCTAATATGCTCTGCCGTGGAGAATGGGTTATCCTTAAAGACGGCAAGGACGTTTCCAGCTTTATTCCTGATAATAAGCGCTATTGGGAAATGGGAACGGCGGGGACCTACCAGGCATGGTCTATTGGGTACTCCGACACGTATCACCCCTATACCGTAGAGTATCAGGATGGTTTCGGCTGTGAGGACTGGATTGACATTAACTTCGATTGGCTGGAGGACATTTGTTCTTCTAAGGAGGAAATGGAAGAGCTTTATCACGCAATCCAGGAAAACGACTGGAGAGAAGGCTCTTGTGGAGGGTGTTTTTATGGGTATAATTGACCGTCGTCGCCATTATATCCTTGTAGTGGATACCGAAACGGCAAATACCCTCTCAAATGATAATGGCAAGCTCGATATGTCCAACGTTCTTGTCTACGACTGCGGTTGGGCAGTCGTAGACACGAAAGGACACATCTATGAGACTGCATCTTTTGTGAACAAGGATATTTTTATTCACGAAAAGGAGTTGATGAAAAGCGCCTATTATGCTGATAAAATTCCCCGATATAAGAAAGATCTTGAGGACGGCTCCCGCATAATGGCGACTACCTATGAAATTAGGGAGGCCATGTTGGAAACTATCAAAAGGTATGAGATAAAAGAAGTTTGCGCACACAATGCCCGGTTTGATTATAACGCTCTTAATTCCACTGAACGATGGGTAACTAAGTCTAAATATCGTTACTGGTTTCCCTATGGGCAAATTGAAATGTGGGATACCATGAAAATGGCCGAAGATGTGGTATGTAAAATGCCAACCTATAAGACATTCTGTGAATCCCAAGGATATACCTTGAAAAATGGGAAGCCCCGGAAAACTGCGGAGATACTATATCGTTTTATTTCCGGAGATTGGGAATTTCAGGAAAGCCATACTGGGCTTGAGGACGTATTGATTGAAGCACAGATTTTGTTCTATTGCTATCGGCAACACAAACCAATGCGTAAAGCCCTATTTGAAAACAAACCCGATAATTTTCCCCCTACGACTTTCCAAAAAACTCTAAATGCAAGCATTAAAGAGACACCCGTTTTGAAAGGAAGACTAAACAATGATTGATGAATCTATCAACATGAAGCAATTTTCCCCGGAGTCCGCTTCCCGTGCGCTGGAAATTATTTCCAGAATGGGATGGTGCGGAGAGGATGTGGAAGGAAATGGGGTATATGTAGTAAACATCCCTATTGACGACGCTGACTTGTTTTATTTCATCTTTGAAGAATTTATTTGAAAAAAAACTTCAAAAAGGGGGTTGACAAGCGGCCGAAAAAGTGGTATACTTTAAGAGTCGAAGGGGAAAAGAACCTTTCCTCTAAGATAAAAACAAGACAAGGACAGTCTATAAAACCAGAAAGGAAGTAAAGATTATGTCTAACAAGGTCATTCGTGTTACTAAGGCTCAGCGTTTTGAGGACATTAAAGCGATTCTGAACGGTGAGGCCCCCCAGTTTGGGACAACTCTTGATGAAGCAATGGCGGCTCTTAACCACGAAATCGAACTTCTTGAGAAGAAGAACTCCGCTAAGACTGGAGAGCGCAAAGCGACTCCTAACCAGGTGGAGAATGAGGGATACAAGAAGCTGATTCTTGACTTCCTTGCAACTCTGCCGGAGGACTCCGATGGGGTTACTTGTACTGAAATTATGAAGAATGTTCCCGCTCTTTCCGCTTTCCAGGTCCAGAAAACTTCTTCCCTTGTTCGTCAACTCAAAAACGCTGGACAGGTAACCTCCCAGGAGGTTAAAGGTCGTAGTCTTTTCCGCCTTGTCTAAACAAAAAACGGGGGAGGGGGCAACCTCTCCCCCGCCCGAAAGGGGGAACAAATGCGTGATAACTGATTCAGAAAGAAAAGAGCGCTACAAAAAGTTACATTTGACTCAAGAGCAAGAGCGAGAACTTTTGGAATATGATAAATCTTGTGAAAGGGGAGAGAAAACCGATTTCGACTTGCCCCCCGATAAATTAAAGGTAGCCCAGAAGTTTTCCCACACAGGGACCCGAAAAGCCCCTCCTGGATATAAATGGAGCAAAAGGGAGCGCAAGCCCAACGCAACAAAAGGGGGAATAATTGCGGAGTTGGCAAATTTTTTAGAAAGCAATTCACAATTTTCCATTGAGTCGTTAGAAGTTCTGAATCCTGAAAAGTTGATTTCATTTTCTATTGGTGGAAACACTTACGAACTTGACCTAAAACAGAAGCGCAAGCCCAAAGAGAAAGGAGGTGATTAAAGACGAAGCGGGAAAAGGAATGGTTGTATGTGGGACATTATGTTGACACAGAAGGGAGATATATTCTAAAGATAGGAACCACGAACAATCTAAAGCGAAGAGCGATTGAACATACAAGAAACTACCAAAAGGCTCCTTGTTATACTATGCCAGATGGAGAAAATTTCCAATATGACTGGTTTCTTCCATTGTCGAAATATAATACTTTAAGATACGAAGATAAGAACCGGGCGAGATGGAAAAATTTGGGAATTGGAGAGTTTGTCCGAAATGATAGGTTTTTTTGTAAGCAAAAGCCAAAAATGGTAGAAATTACCATCCGAAAAACTTATCAAATTCCCCTGTAAATTTTGAAGGTAAGAATTTACCTCCCCCACGAAAAAAAGGAGTTGACAAGTCAAGAAAAAGGAGTATAATCTTTATATAGAAAGGAGATGGAAAAGTATGAAAAAAATGTTATGTTTTGATATGGATGGGACAATAGCTGATTTGTATGGAGTAGAAAGTTGGTTACCTAAACTACAGGCGGAAGATGCAAGTCCTTACTTTGATGCTTCTCCTATGTGGGATATGGATAAACTGAATAAGATTCTTCAAGCACTTAAAGCAAGGGGATGGGAAATTCAAATTATTACTTGGTTGTCCAAAAACTCCACGAAGGAATATAAAACCAAGGTAAGAGAAACCAAAAAGGCATGGCTTAAAAAATGGGGTTTCCAATATGACCATTTTCACGGCGTTCAGTATGGGAGGACAAAAGCGGACAGCGTAAGAGGGAAAGCGGATTATGCAATCTTAATTGATGATAACAAAAAGATTAGGGATGGTTGGACGTTGGGAAAGACTATCGACCCAACATCTTGCAATCTGTTGGAAACCCTCTCCGCTCTCTTGTGACGGGGTGAGAAAGACAGAAAGAAAGGAAGCGAAAGAACATGAAATTTTGGGTAGACTTTGAAGGCTTCTGTAAAGTTGAGGCAAATAACGAACGGGAAGCTACAGACAAAATTGAAGAAATTTTCAATGATGTTCTAAAAGACGTTGAGATTAGTTTCCTTTACGCTGAGAAGGATGAAGAAGGGGGAGATTAAATTTTCCCCATTCTCGCTTAAAAACTACTTGACAAACGCTTAGAAATATGATATTATAATTATAGAAGCAAGAGGAAAGGAAGTTTTAAGAATGAATATGAACTTTATTGAGAACATAAACAACATCAATGAACTGGACCAGATTATCAAGACCGCACAGAACCGAAAAGAGCTTTTGAGTGACCAAGAGCGGGCAAAAGATTGGGAAGGGCTTAGAATCGCTCTTTATAACTACATTGGCAAATGGGGAAAAATTAATGTTGAGAATAGATATTATGAGGTGATAATTTCTCTGGACTCTGACTTTGATGTAGACGGCCCTGGTGCAATTTTGGTTGATTAATATTGTTAAACAAAAGGAAAGGAAGTTTAAGAATATGATTAAAGAATATACAATTAGAGGGATTAAGGGTTACTATTGTGAGTTCTACGACTCAGATACCCAGAAATGGGAATTAACCTTTATGCCAAGTGACAAGGTATTAACTTGTTGTAGTGTTCTGAAAGACGAGTTTCATATTTTAGATGAATCTATGATTGAGTTTTATTAAGCAATAGAAAGGAAGTTTTTAGTTATGTTTGTTTATTATGTTGATTTTGAAGATTGTTCGAGCGTATGGAGTAGTTATTACAAAGCTATGGATTATGCAAGAGGAGAAATTAGCAGAATTGGAGGTAAAATTTATTCGACAGAACTTCTTAATGGGGGTACTATTCTTCATTGTACCAGTAGAAACGATGAAGAATTTGAAATTAGCATTAACGAGTATGAGGTAGGTACAAAACCTTATCTTGATTAGAAAGAAAATTGCGGGGACGCTTGATTGAGCGTTCCCCTTTTCTTGATTTTTTGTACAATTTACCTATTGACAAAAACCCGCGAGCATGATATAATAAAAGGTTAGATGTAATTTGCCGGGTCGCGCTTGGGCGCGAGAGCCCGTTTTTCCAAATCTAACCCCCATAGGCAAATTTTCACTCAACTCTAGCATCATAGCGTCTCACCCTCAAAATCCCAAAATCTCGCTTCGCTCCCCTTCATGGCGTCCCTTCCCTCAACCCCCATAGCGTTATCCTCTCTAACTCCATTTGCTGCAAAATTTCTTCTTACAATCAAATACTCATATCTCTATATTTTAC